CATTTGGATTGGTTTACTCTGGTGCAAATGTAGGTTGGACATATACGGAGAAATAATATTATGGCAAATTACGAAGCAACTAAATATAATTTTAATGGATCAGACCTTACAGGTATAGAGGGTACAGCTACAGGTACAATTTTACCATGGTCAGCAGCATCTCTTCCAACAGGATTCTTAGAATGTGCTGGTGCAGCAGTTTCAAGATCAACTTATTCTGCATTATTTGCAATCGTAGGTACGACTTATGGTGCAGGTGATGGATCATCTACTTTTAATTTACCTAATTTAGCAGATAACGTACCGATTGGAAAATCTAATAACAAAGCTTTAGCTTCAACTGGTGGAGCAAACACTGTAGCAGTTACTGCTACGGGAAACGTTGGTGGTTCAACAGCAAATGCAACTTTATCAACAGCACAACTTGCTAGTCACTCACACAATAACCCTTTAAGACCTGATCAAAATCACCCCTCTTTCCCACAGGGGGGGAAGATTAATCAAGGTAGAGTAACTGCAGCGCCTGCTAGTAAGAATATAAATTCTAACGCAGGTTCAGGTTCTGGTCACTCTCACAACATGAGTGCAACTTTTTCAGGAAGCGCAGTTAATGCTGCAATCGTACAACCTTACATAGCTTTAATTTATATTATAAAAACTTAGGAGAAAATATGGCAACAAACGCAAATTGGACAATAGTATTTGAAGACAAGATGATTATTAAAAACCATGCTGAAGGTGCTTCAGAAGGTATTGGATATGTTATTAATGATGATTCGTTCTGGTCTGATCCTAAATTCTCTAATATTTGGGCTATTCAACACGGTAGTTCAAATTCTTCTGACGAAGTAGAATATAGAGATTCAACACCTCATTCATCATTTGCTGATGCAAACATCGGAGACATTAATCAATTTTCATCTAGATGGGATTCAGCAGCACATTTAACTCAATTACAATCTGATTGGGATAATGACAATTTAGCAGATGGTGAAACTGAAGCTGAAAAAATCACTAGATTAGGTGCAAGGCCTACTTCTTAGTCTTCGTAAATTTTTTACTCAGTTCAAAAATATCGTCTATTTGTTCTATATTAAAAATTAAACTATATCTATTTTTATCTTGTTTATTAGGCTCAAAACCATGTGATATTTCTGGGGGAAATATATAATAATCACCGGGTTCTGGAGTTATTTTTAAATTTAATTCTGGTAAATTTAAATCACAACCTTTTGTTAAATATAAAATACCATGCCAACAAGGGTGGGTGTGATAAGTTAAGCTATCCCCTGGTTTTATTTCATTACCCCAAGCATCATCAATTGTATTTTTTTCTAAAAAATATTTAAATAAATCAGGATGTGTCATTTGATAAGTATTTATTAAATAAGTTATAAATTTAATAAATTCCGGTTTATCTATAAAATAATCCCAGTCGGTCATTCCCCCTTTTACATTAGTAAAATTTTCCATTTTAGGATTTAAATTGTTTTTAATAGTAATTAAAAAATTATTTATAATGTCGGGGTAGGGATAATTACCGAAAATTATATTTACGTTTCTAGGATAAGTAATATTAATACTATTTTTATTTTCATCTAGTTTATTATTTTTATTTAATAAATTAATCATTTCAACATCATCCAAGAAGTTAAAATATATTTTTCTCCAGATAGTGGTGGATTTCCTCTATGTAAATAAGGAAATGCTGCAGGCCAAATAACTATTCTGCCTGTTTTAGGTTTTACTCTTTTTGAAAAATGTAGAAATTCTGTTTCTCCCCCATCTTCTACATCATTTAAATATATAGAAAAGACAAAAGCACGTGGCTCAGTGCTAAATCCTTTTCCATGTTCTATGTGCCAAACATGATAACCTTCTGTGGGTAAAGTTTTTTGTATTTTTAAATCTGTAAAATGAAAAGGAACTCCATAAGCCGAATCAGCTCCCGTATTTTTAGTATAGTGATTCCATGCTAAGTCAAAGTTGACCATCATAGATTTTAAGGACTCCCACCACAAATCTAAATTAAAGGGTGCTGCAAAAAATTGTTGGTCTTGTTTTTGCAAAATAGATGATTGTTCTCCACCTATTCTATTTACTGTATTATTAAATTTATTTTGATCCTCATATAATTTAATAGCTTTATTACATTCTTCTTGTGTAATATAATTATCGTAAATACCTATAAAATTATCTATCTTGACTGTTTTTTCGTTCATTTATTTTCTCCTTTACTTATAAATATTTGAATTGTTTTCCTTGGAATTAGTTGTTTCATTACAGGCGCTACTTTGTGTTCAAGTGGAGATTTAATTATAACTATTGAATTACCTACTAAAGGTATAAACCCGTTAGCAATTTTATCTTGAAACAAGAACTCACCTCCAAACTTCATGTTCCATCTACGATTTATATAATAAGTTATACCATAAGAATGTCCCTCATCATTATGCCAATTAATGCCAGATCCGTCTTTCATTGAATGAATTAAAGGTTCAAAGTTTGTAAATTTAACTTTATGGAACTGGTTATTTGCTAACAATATTTTAATTTTTTCTAATGGTTTATAATTAGTATCTAGACATGTATTTTCAACAAAATTTTTATGTCCGTGTAATAACTCTTTTTGCCAATCTTTTTTAGTAGATTTTAAGTTAATTAATTTACTTTTAAATACATCGTAGTGTAATTTTTTATAAGCAGGGTAATCTAAAAAATCTTGAATATAATATAGTTTGTCGGGTATTGAATATATTAATTTCATGAATTTAAAAACCAGTTTCGGAATTTAAAAAACAGTTGATTGAATATCTTGTACCTTTAGTAATAGGTTCAGTGCCGTGAATCCAGATAGGTTCTGCTGGAAATAACATTGCATCACCTGTTTTAAACACCTCTTTGATTTGACCATCAAAAAATCTAAACTCCCCTCCTTCATAATTTTCATTTAAATTTAAAGAGCAAGAAGCTCTTATAGAGCCTCCAACATCACTATGATCTTTAATAGATTGACCTACACCATATTTCAATATTCTAATATTTGAACTAGAATTAATAAACTTATCACTAAAAGTAGGGGATATTTTTTTAGATTTAATATGGAGTACATAATTGGCTATCATTGTACCTATATATATTCTAGCATTATTTAAAGCATATAAAATATCTTCATTCGGATTATTTATTGCAGATAAATTTAAAGATTTAAAATTATCTATTTCAAGTTTATTAGTTTTGTATTTATAACTTCTTTCTGTTCCATTTAATTCAGGATATTTTTCAAATATATCTATTATTTTATGACACACATTTACTGGTACTAAACCATTGATTCTATATTTTAAATCTGATATTTTATGTTCCATTAATAACCTAATATTTTGTAGTCTTTATAATAATAATTTTTAATAAATGCTTTTTGCGTATCATTTAAATATAACTGCTCTTTTCTTTTAAAATCATGTTCTTTGCTTGTAGAATATTCAGTTGTTTTGTTTTTTATTTCAAAATTAAAATTTTTTAACATCCATTCAAAAAAAGAATTTTCAAATTTATTTTCGTAATTCCATAATTTAGTTTCAAAATCAATAAAATCTATTTGAGGATTAAACCAATTTCCAAAATTTAGAGGGTTAGATATTTCTTTATTTATAAAACAATTTACAGAATCTTGATTTTTAAAAAGTGAGTAAAATCCTTCATTTGTGATATTTTTAAAATGACTATTTGCTTGCACTGAGGAAATAAATCGATCCACTGGATCTCTTACAATTGTAAATTTTTTAAAAATTTTATATTCTAAAAATTCTTCATATTCTCGATGAGTTAAATGAGGTAGTTCTTTATGTTTAAAGAAACAAGCATATGAATAATGTTCTACAGAATTACAGTTGTTTATTAACAGATGTCTAACATGTCTTCCTCCTGTTCTAGGTATATGTGAAAAATAAAGTTTTTTATCTATTAACATATAGTTTCATTTATTTGTGTGATAACAGAATTATAATTAAAATCTTTTATTTCGTAATCTACTTTTTTAGGTTTTTCAAATATGTTATTAGTGTCTTTGTATTTACTATTTAAAATAGTATTCATCCAAACTATGATATTAAATTTTTTTCTATAGATATCATAAGGACAAACCATATCGACAATTGAAACTTTATTTTTTTCTAATTTAACTAATTCCAACATTCTTTCAACTTGTCTTGTTCTGCCTTCTTCTGAAAAATCCCAATCATTAGCTTCTTTTCTAACTTCATCAGCATTAAAATGCTTTATATCTTTATTTTTAATGAGGTTTTTACAGAATGTAGTTTTCCCTGATCCCGGCAATCCAAACACTAATATTGTCTTTTTTCTCTCTTTCATTATCTACATATTACTATATAAGATTCATTAAAGTATTTCAACAGGTTTTTATATGCTACAAAAATTAGGTTTTGCTCCAGGATTTAACAAACAAGTTACCGAAACAGGCGCTGAAGGTCAGTGGTTTGATGGAGATAACGTGCGTTTTAGATATGGTTCTCCTGAAAAAATAGGCGGTTGGGAACAATTAGGTACAGAGAAACTAACCGGTGCCGCAAGAGCTATACACAACTGGGATAATAATGTAGGTATAAAATATTCTGCAATTGGCACTAATAGAATTCTTTATGTTTTTTCAGACGGTGAATACTATGATATCCACCCCATAAGAACCACAATTACTGGCGCAAATTTTA